TTGAGTTTTTAACATAGCATATAATACATCTCTTATTGCTTTGAACGACCCTTTTTCTAGTCCTTCTAATGCTTTTGTTGGATCACCATACATATCCTCTAATTCTGCAAAAGCATTTAAATCCAAGCTTATTTCATATTCTTTTCCACCTAATACTACTGTATTGTTAGAGACTACTCCCTTTAATTCTTTACCTGTTACTTTTATATTTGACATTTTAAAATCCTCCTAAATTTTTATTTGTGAAGGAGCAGGAGGATTTTCTTGTTAGCCCTCTGCTGTTGGTATTTCTGGTACTGCATCAAACCATGCATTTATTCTTTCTGGTTTTGAACCTTCTGCATCTTCATCTTCCATGATTCTCCAGTTACCATCATTTCTGCTATAAAAACTTCCCTTTAGGCTATTTGTTTTTGGTGTAGGTTTTTCTCCTATAGTTTCATATTCATCTTCTGTATGTTCAAATTTTCCTTTTAATAGCCATACATAACGATATTTACCATTTGATTTTTTGCTTCTAAAACCTAGAGCAAGTTCTGGTGCTACATCATCCTTGCTTTCTACTAACATTCCATCTACTATTTTAGAACCTTGTAATAGGGCTCTTGATGCAATTGTTAATTGGTTTAATTCTATCTCCACATCGCAAGAGTCAAAATTGTTTAATATTTCCTCTACTGAATCATCAGAATATAATTTCTCTGATGAAGTTTTTGGAGATATCTTTGCTTTTATTGACCTTTCTAATTTTACAGGTTCCGCATATACTGTTCCTGTATTTTCATCTTTTGTTATTTGTGCTACTGTTAATTTTTCCAAACCTATTTGTCTTGGCATTTTTAATTCCTCCTACATATTTATTTGTGAAGGAGCAGAAGGAATTTTTATTCTTTATATTCTGCATAATAACAATCTATTGCTTTATGAAAGACTTTATTTTCTCTTTCATATAAGTCCTGGCATGTTATTGAGTAGAATTCATTTTTCTTTAATGCTTTCACTACTTTATTTTTTATTTCAGTTGGGTCCTCATCCGAAAAAATATCTACTTGGAAATGGTGTCCTATGATTTCCTCCATATCTTCCGATTGGGCATCTTCTTTTTCTAGTATTTCAAAATATGTTATATATTTTTTATTTTTTCCTGTGTATGTATCGAATTCCACATCGTATCCTATTTCAGATAATACTTTGTATATTTTTTCGTGTGCATCCATTATTTCAATTCCTTCCCAACTAAATTTTTAAATATTTCTAGTGATTCTTGTACCTTGGCTTTATAAGCAGGTCGCATAAATGGTTTTTTACCATAATGCGTACTAGACCACGGCCCAGAAGAAGCACCCCACTCTATAAATTTCGCATAATAATATGGTGAATTATCTCCTTTAGTAAATCCCACTATTACTCTTTTTGCAGTTCCTTCCTGTTCCACATTGCTGATTTCAATATGGTCAGCCATATGTCCTTTAGACCCTGTTGCTTTTTTGCTTTTCCTTGCTTTTCTTCTTGCTTCATCTCTAACTGGCTCTGCTGCTTTTATAAGTGCATTATCTACTACCTTGTTTAACTTATTTGGCATTTCCTCTAGTTTTTTATACAAATCTTCAAAACCATACATTCTAATATCATATTGACTCATTATTCTATCGCCTCACATCTTATTTTTAATTCGATGTTTTCTTCATTAACATTTTCTATTCCCAGAATGTTATATGGATGTTTATAGAATATTCTATATTCTTCGGTATTGCTTAATTGGTTTTCTAATAATTTATCATATCGTATGGTTATTTCTTTTGATTTTTTAGGTTTAATAGAATTAGCAACATCTTGTTCATTTTCTATATTGGTATTAATATTGGCCCATACTTTTTTTAAGTCCTTCCATTCTTTTTTTGATATGCCTCGAGTATTCTTTGTTTCGGTATAACTTTGTATGGTTATTCTTTTATTATACTGACTCGTTTTCATTACTATCATCACTACCTTCATTTCCATATCTAATTTGTAGTAGTAAATTATCCAACGAATATTTTAGTCCTTTTGTGCTTCCTGTTGCTGCTCTGTTTTCATACCAATGATTCACAAGTATTCTTTGGCATAATTCTGCTTTTGGATTATCTTTGTTATATTCTCCACAAGCAGTTTTTATATATCCATCTGCGGCTTCTATTAAACTTTTTACAAGTTCATCTTCTTCTTCGTTATCTATACGGCAATATAATTTTGCTTGTTCGAGTGTTAACATCTTTCTCCCTCTTTTCTTTATAATTCAAGGCTTGTAGTTATATTACTTTTTTCTTAAAACGGCACACAAGCCAACCTCGTGCGACACGCTTTTAAAAAAAGAGGGATATTTCTATCCCTCTGCTCCATTTGTTTCATTTTCAGTTGGTTCTACATTTACTGCTGCAGTTCCATCTGTTATTGCCAATTCTCCATAGCAGTATGCTTCATTATCTGTTTTGATTACATCGTATCTTTCTAATATTCTGATTAATGTTGCATTTTTTGTGAACCCTGCTTCTTTTGATTTAGCAATTTCATATCTTTCTCTGTTTACAAATGTGATTGCTTCTTCTAAATTTCCATAGAAGATTGGTGCTTTTCCATCTTTACTTGGTATATCATTGTTTGAGTATACATCTATTGTTAAACCTTTGAATTGTTTTTGTGTTGGATTTTTTGGGTCTGGTTGTAGTATTGGTCTGCCGTTTTCATCTGTTGCATTATCTAGTTCATCAAACCCATCTTGGTTTGTTACTATTACTGAACCTGGTATTAATGCTGGGTCAATATCTTTATTTAATGACCTTTTTAATGCTTTCCAATCTGCTAGTGCTTTTGCTTCTTTATCTGCTAACATTACAGCAAGAATATCTGCATTTTCTGTTTTTACGGCTTTTTTAGCAAACCATCTTCCAACATAAGCCATTAAGCCTGATTGTTCATCAGAAAGTAATGTGTTTGATACTGGTAAGATTGCTCCTTTATTTTTAATGCTATATCCTTTTGTTTTGAATTTTGGTCCATCTTCTTGTGGTATTTCTTCCATTTCATCTATATCAGTTAACAGACTCATTGTGCTATTATTTTCATATACGAAAGAACCTGTCACAACAGTAGTTCTGTATTCTCTAACATGAGTTCTCAAAGATTTGTATTGTCTTTTATACTCATTGATTCTTGTATTTTCATCTGTTGGAACTAGAATGCTTCCATTTGGATCATTCTCATCTGCTCTTTCAATTAAAGCATTTTCTGCTGTAGTTAATCTTTTTCCTGTAATAGCCTTCAAGAATGCTTTGTTAACATCTGCTTTTTTATCTGCTGTTGGTTCTGCTACTGGTGTTCCTGCATCTCCTTGTAGTTCATCTTCCATTCTTTCAATTTCTTCTGCTTGTTTAATTTGGTCATTTAAGGCTCTAGCTTCTTCAGTTTTTGCTTTTGCCTCATCTAATTTTCCTTCCTCTGTTAATTTTTTTGCTTCTGCTACCATAGCTGCAAATCTTTGTCTTAATTCTCTTAAATTCATTTTGATTCCTCCTAAAAATTTAATTTTGTGAAGGGGCAGGAGGAATTTGTTTTATTCTTGTTTTGCTTTTTTTATAAAAAAATAGACTTATTGTAATTCCAATAAATCTATTTCAATTTTTAGTTTTTCTAGTTCCACATCATTTTGCATCTTTTTCATCTTTTCTTGTATTTGTGTTACACTATTTTGTATACATGAATTAACTTTCTTTTTGGTAAAGTCAAAACCCATCTTTTTATCTTCTGCTGCATCTGTGGTATAAAGCACTTCATCTATGAATCCGAGTTCTTTTGCCCTATAAGCATTCATCCACATTTCATCTTCCATCATTTTTGCTAACTCATCTCTTGGTAATTTTGTTTTTAGTTCGTATGCATTTATTATTGCCGCTTCTATTTCCTCAAGTCTAGCAATTGTTTTTTGAAATGTTTTTTTATCGCCCCAGTCAATTGTACTCGGTAAATGTATCATCATCATAGCTGTTGGACTCATTTGGATTGTATCTCCTGCCATTGCAATAAATGATGCTGAACTTGCAGCCAAACCATCTATTTTTATATTTACTTTACCTTGATATTCTTTAAGCATTGTATATATTTGGCTTCCTGCTATTACATCTCCTCCTGGACTATTTATCCAGACCGTTATATCCTGACCATTATGTTTGTTCAGTTCATCCTTAAATAATTTCGGAGTAATTTCATCCCCCCACCAAGTTTCCGATGCTATTTCTCCTTCTAGTATTAACTCTGGAATTTTAACTGCAGAGTCATTCCATTTCCAAAACTTACTCATTCTTTTGCACCTCCTCATTTTCATTGTTTTCTATATCTTCATTTTCTTCTGTTTCATCTTCATCTGTTTTTTCTGTCTTTTCTGTATTGTTCTGTCCTTTTGCCATTTGATATTCTTCCAATTTATCTAGGAATGTATAATTCAAACTAATTAAATGTTTTTTACCCAAGTCATTATCTAAAGCAGGTAAATCTTCTTTGTTTCTAATTTCATCTATGTTGTATGCACCAATTCGTTCCATTATTTCATAGAATTCTGCTCTTGATTTACTATCTCCTCTTAATTCTGATTCAACATTGTATTTGCAATAGTAATTTTTTTGTTCTGTAGGTGTAAATAGTTGATATTTTAATGCCTGTTCCCAACTCACTATTAGTGGTTGTAATGTGTTTTTTACATAGCTTATTGATTGATGTTCTATATTACTAAATGTTGCATGTTCTAGGTCTGCTATCATATGAGGTGGTACATTATAAATCCTAGCTATATCTGTCGTATTTAATTTTTGTGTTTCTATA